TGCTGATAGTATTCTTAAGGTTAAATTATATCGCACAGACAATTCCTATGTAGGCGATTTCTTGGTTGATGTTGTTAAAGTTCACGGTTATAAAAAATAACGGTTTAGGGGGCTTAAAAACCCCCTTACCATAAAATAAGGAGATATTATGAACCCAATTATTCAAGCGTTTGTGAACGCTATTAAAGCAAAGAAATTTACAATTAATGACGTACCGACAGAATACAAGGAAGCAGTACAAAAAGCGTTAGATGAAAATATGGCATAGTATTTGGAAATGGGTTAAGCCTTACTTGACACCGAAGATGTTACCAATAATATTGTCGGTTTGGTGCATGACTAACGGTATATGGTATATGATTGCTTTCGTGCCTATGAATACGCCTAGTTGGTTAACAATATTTGCAAAGGCTTATATAGCGTTTATATGGTCACCATTCGGCATTGAGAAGCCCATTATCATCGCAATTAGTTTATTTATTTACAGATTGATTTATAAAGAAAAATTTAAGGCATAACGCAATTAAGCGTTTAGGAGGGAATATGAGAACAACATCATTAGCAAAAGCGCCTGTTGGGCATATTTGTTATGTAATTTCGCCAAATCAAATTGGTTATGATGAATTAGTTAATATGGAAGTAGGAAAAATTAAACTACAAGAATTAATAGACGGTTTGAAAAGTGGCATTAAAGAAAACAAGGAAGAAAATTCAAGATTAAAAGATGAATTACAAAAAGCGTATAAGTTGATCAATTCGCAAGAAGATAAAATTGATTCTATTTTAGAAGAATTAAAAAAGATTAAGTTAGAAAATATTGAAATAGTTAAGGGGTTGATTTCACGATGAAAAAAGCATTGTTTAATATTACGGTTTACGGAATGTTAGGTTGGAGTATTATTTCTGCAACTTATATGGCTTTACCGACAGACGTACAAGCATTAATTCCACAAATGAATTGGTTTTCTGCATTAATAAGTGGTGGTTCAACTTTACTTGTTGGTAGTGGTGGATTAGCGGTTCAATCGTTCTTAACTAAAGCAAAAACAAAAAGCGATGAAAAATATAACTCATTAGCAAACGAATTTTTAAAAATGGCTGATGGCTACTTAAAACTCGAAGCTAAAGTATCATCACTTGAAAAAGTCACTCTAGAAAGTAATAAGATAACACAGAGAAATAATGTATTGCACGAAACGGAACTCAAGACAAAATTAGATAATCCTATGTTAACTCAAACAGCAAGGGAATTAATTGAGAGTATTCTAAATGAAAAATAGCATATACGACATTGTTAAAATAATAACTTTAGGCGCTCCGTTAGCAATCTATTTATTTCTTTCAGCCACAATTTTTAACATAGTTCCTGATTATTACATCGATGACGTTGAAATTTATAACGTAGTTGTTGAACAAGTAGAAGAAAATTATTTCATTTATGCAGAAAACGCTACTTATTCAGGAAATGACTTAACTAATTATAATGAACATTACGGTTTTTATATCGATAGCGAAACGATTATTAAAATAGATAAACATTACTATTCATACGTAGAAAATGAACTTAAAGACATCAAAGCTCTTGAAATTCAAAAACAAACATCTTATAAGTTACCAATAACATTTGTGATTAGCGTATTCGCTGTATTAATTGTTGCGTTGATTGTAACTAAAAAAATGCAGTGGTATAAATCGAAGCCAAGACTTGCTGTATTCCTTGCGTTAGTGACCATTACAGCGTTTTTATGGGTTGTCAATACTATTTTAGGTGGTATGCTTAATGTATTTCTTATAGCGACGATTTCGTGGGGTATTTATGGTGTTGAATATTTAGTTCAGCAAGGTTATTTATCGCAAGAACAAGCAGATAAAGCCGAAAGCACATTACTTAATCAATTAAAAGAGGCATTAAAATGAGTAAATTCTTAAATACTGTATATAAAAATTCTGTTTGGTTCATCATCGCATTATCGCTAGTGGCTTATCTAGCCTACAAGACTATGACATTTAGCGGTGAAATTATACCAACTTTGCAAGATTGGCAAACATGGGTTCAGGTATTGTTTGTAATATGGCTTAATGTTAATATGGTTTCAGGCGCTTATGACAACGGTGTTTCAAGTGGGCTGAATAGTGATGAGTTTGAACTTGCCGATAAACTTAACAATAAAATAATTGAATCTTACAACAACGAGAAAGAATCATTTAGAGAGTTTGTTAAAAGGTTAAACGCTCACGAGTTGCTAGCAATTCAGGAGGATTACTTATTAAAGGTAGGCGATAAAAAGGTTGAAGAACTTACCAAAAAGGAACTTAAAGAATATAACAACCTTAAGCCAGTGAAACATAATATTTATGGCTTTGGCTTTCCTTTATATTATACCATTACTAAAAACGGCGAGATTGCCTATACAGCGTCTATTAAACATAACGAAGGCAAACGTAAGGCACAAATTAAAAAAGGTTTTACTGGAATTTTGTTCGCTGCAATGACCGTTAATATGATATTTCAAGTAGGTAATCTTAGTGATGCTATCGCTTCGCTATCAATCATCTCTGTTGGATTATTCATTACCTTTATTATGAATTATACAAAACAATTATTTAGGTTCAAGTTCGAAATTCCAAAACAAGTTTTACTTAAAGATACATTATATAATAGTTACGTAGATTTTAAGAACGGAACACATGTATTAAAGAAACTAAACGAACCTAAAATAGAACAAAAAATAGAAGAACAAACTTTAAGCGTATCGTAGATACGCTTTTTTTATTTGCAAAAATTTAAAATAATTATCAAAACACTATTGACAATGGTGTATAATGGTGTATAATGTAATTAGGCAACAACCAAAGGAGGAAACAAAATGTATACGATAGAACGAATCGAAGAATACAGAAACGGTTATCTTATGACAATGTATCAAGTTTTTAAAAATAAAAAGGCATTAAATATTTTTGATAAGGAATATGAAGCGAAAGTATATATTGAAATATTAACAAGTAAATAAAGGAGGTTAATTCATTGACAGTTGATCGTTTTCCCCCGAACGGTCAACAATGAGTGAACTAGCTCAAATAAAAGTCGCATAAGCGCAAAGGAGAAGAAAAATGAAAGAATTAATTATAAGATATAGATATAGAGAAAATAAACTTCAAATACATACTGGTGGACCTTTAATAGAGCCATATTGGTCTTTAGCGCCATACCAATCAATTGAATCAACAAAGAAATATTTAGAATCACTAAATACAGGCTTTAAAATAAAAATGAAAGAAACCAAATAAAAGGAGGTGATTGAAATTCCAATTCAAGGTTAGTTTATTGACAACATGGCCTTATTCAATAGGGCTATGTAATGAGTGAACTAGCACTCAAGAAAGAGAGAGAAGAAAGATGAAAATAAGAAAAAGACAAACAATATTATTACCCATTTTATGCTTGGTTATAGGTATATTGCTAATTGGATTTGCTTCAATTTATCAAATGGTATTGATGTACGAAAAGTTTGGATTCATAATCAGCGGAGATTCGTTATCAATATTAATCCCACATTGGAGCGCTCTATTCTACATACCAGGAGTAATATTTGTTGGTATTGGCGGTTGGTTTTTATATCTTTATTAAGGAGAGAGGAGAAATAATGAAAAAATTTAATGAAATGACGAAAAAAGATATTGAGCAAAAATTAGAAGAATTAGAATTACACAATCAAGAAGTATTCATTGATAAACTTTTAACAGATGTTGAATTTTTACAAGAGAAGGCAATTAAAACAAGTTATAAACCTACCAATTACGAAAGAACGAGATTTAACGAGATACACAAAATAATTACAAGTATGATGAAGTGGTTTTAACCTAAAAAGAGAGGGAAGAAAGATGAAAAAGTATAAACCCAGAAAATGGAATACTCTTACCGTAGGCGTTGATTATGCGGAAAATGTAAGTATTGTTTTACAGAAACAACATGTATGGGAAAGATTAGAATTGCCGTATGATAAGGAATTTATTTTTTTAAGAAGAGATAATATTACATTAAAAATCAATGAACAACATTTAAATGAATGGTTTAAGGAGGTAGAATAATGTATTGGTTAGTTGTAGCGGTATTATTTATCATAGCGTTTAGTTTAGGTGTTACAATGGTATTAATCGATCAAAAAAATTCAAAATAGGAGGTATCACAAATGACACACGAAAAACAATGGAAAGAAGTAGTAAAAAAGAACTATAAAGATATTGGTTATTACGCTGTACGAATAGGTATGTATGGAGCTACTAATCTTTCATTAAAAGGGCTTGGCACTGGAATTGATTTATTTTTACATATGGCCCTTTGGAAAGCAACGTTCTGCAAAGATTACGAGCCTAATTGGGAAGATATGCATGAACCAAAATATTATTTTTATTTTCAAGGAATTACTAAATGTTATAGGATAACGTTAGCGTATAATTGGAAAAATAACATGCAAATTTACTTACCAACGCAAGAACTCGCTGAACAGATGTTACAAGACCTTAAAGATGTAGGAGTGATTAAAGAATGAAACCATACTTTACTTGCCTTGCTTGCGGCGAAGATAACGAGCTTGACATCACAGAACTAAACGAACACAACGAAAACCACACTTGCAAACACTGTGGTGCTGAACATCATTTAGAGATTAATCTTAAATTGGTTGATCGTAGCAACGAAGATGAGCAATACGATAATTATGTGAACCATACAATGGAGGAGTTATAATGTTTAATTTTATGGCATACAGAGATATAGCAACTAATCTTGATGGTACAAAATCATCAAGAGAAATTGATAGAAAATCGCACAGTCATACTGGTACTAAAAAGAAAAATCAAAAGCGACCTAAAAGACACAAAACTTATGGCATTAATAAAAGGAGAGGATAAAAATGACAACTGAATTAAATTTAAAATTAGAACAAGTAAGTTCAATTATTGAAAAGTATAAAGAAAAAGGAATCGATACACATATTTTTAGTTTCTATTCATCAGACCCTATATTCGGCTCTAAAGAAAGCGAAATTAATGTTTCCCTAAATTTATCAATAAAATCGGATTTTAAGAGACACGGCTATCAAGATTGCGGTGATTTTAGAGTTACAATATTCTTTGATAAAAAATATGAAAACGCATTAATTAAATTAGATTATATGAGTAACAGAAATCCTGTTTTTAAAACAACAGAAAAGGTTAGAACCGTTTTAGATATGGTTGATGAATTATCGAAAATTGCGCTATATGAAAGCAAAGAATTTATTGCTCTTGTTGAAAAGCAAGAAAAGGTTAAAGAATTAGAAAAGGAAAAAGAGAAACTAATTGAAACATTGAAGAAACAAAAGCAAGAGTTAGACGAACGAATTGCTAAAGAAACGAGTATCTTATAATGAAAACGATATATAGTTTCCTTACCTGGTGCAAAGAGAATGATTTAAAGCCATCGCATTACAAAAATTTAAAAAAGTATTTAGAGGAGGAATAAACTTATGTGGAGCCCGATTTGTGATAGCATAGATATTAATAAAACACCAAAAGAAATGGCTACAAAGAAAAATTTAAAACAATGTTTTAAATATGATGAAGAATATCATCTATTATCTTATAAAAAGATTGATAAAGAAAATGTGCAAATAGTAATAGAAGGTAATTTTGGAATATATACAATATCTATTAATAGATACAAATTTTCTAGAAACCGTTTTGAATGTACAGGAAGATTAGATATGGCTTTATCAGAAGAAGAAGCGATAATTAAGTTATTAGAAGATAATTTTATTGCTTTGGAAGGAAAAAAGTGGTTAAGTTATTTAGGTTTTTTACCATTAATAATATTTATTTTTTTAAAATTATCTAGTGTAATAAGTGTTTCTTGGATGTATCTTGCTCCAGCAATAATGATTAGTTTACTATTGTATCTTATGATAGAACTTATTTTAATTTGAATAAAAAAATTTAAAAGGAGGAAAAAATGGGTAAACATAGACATAAATGGCGTAGAGAATACAGTGATATTAACAACGCAATTGATGATTGGGCTTACGATACAAGCGATGATTATGAAAATGATTATCATAATGGACCGATATGTGAATCTTGTGGGAAATGTATGTGTATGCATTGCCAACATGATTATCTAGAATCATTAAATGAAATGACATGTAGATATGATAATGGTTTAGATGATACACCATATACTAAGAAAGATTTACAAAAATGACAATATACGTAGGGACTGACTGTCAAGGTATCGAAAGAGTAGGAAAGCAGTGGATAGACAACGGCAAGGTTTACATTGTTACTTGGAAAGCGATTTATGAAGTAAACAAAGACACGGTAAAACCGTACAATATAAAGGAGAGTAAATGAAAGAGTTTAAAAAGAGTGATTTAAAAAGCGGTCAAGTAGTAGTAACAAGAAACGGGAATAAATACATTGTTGTTGGTGATTTATTAATTAGAAATAAGGGATATAATAGCATTTCAGGTGGTTATAAAGAAGATTTAACCTCCCTATATTATGATGGTTTTGACATTATGAAAGTTTACGAAAGAAATTGGGACAGAGGTCTTGAAAGCATTGATGATTTACGTACAGCAACTCTTGTTTGGAAACGCGAAGAACCTATCGTACTTAACGAAAAAGAAAAAGCAGTATTGGTGTTGTATGATGATTTCAAGTGGATTGCTAGAGATTCTGATAACGAGTTGGTGGTATATATCGCTAAACCAGAAAAACGTATATCATATTGGAAAGCGACAGATGATGAAGACGAAGGATATTATATTCCGTCACATCTATTCCAATTCGTAAAATGGGAAGATGAAGAGCCAACAAGTTTAGATGAGTTAAGAAAGGGGATTAAAAATGAAAAAAATTAAAATAACTATCGAGTTAGAAATGACTCAAAAGTATTTTGAGGATGACTATGATGAATTAGAATCTGTGTTAATGGATAATAGGGAAAACCTTACATTGGTTGCAAGTGACATTGCAGATTTCATTGATAACAAGTCTTGCGATGTCGTTGATATTGAATTTGAAGAGGTGGAATAGTGGGAGAATTAATTATTCAAGATTTAAAGGTTGAATATACCTTACCAAGCATTAAACTAGACATTACAGAACTAACTAAATCTATCGAAATATTAAAAAAACAATATTCAAATTGGGTAGTTAGCGAAGATGATATTGAATCAGCAACAAAAACAGTAGCTCAACTTAATAAGGTAGCAAAATCAATTAGCGATGAACGAATTAGAATCGCTAAATCAATTAAATTACCTATCGATGAAATGGAATCACAATTAAAAGAACAAACTAAAATTGTCACAGAATTATCGAAATCAATTAAAGATTATCTAGATATTTATGAGCAAAAACGAAAAGATGATTTATACGATTATTATACCTCACTTCCAGAATGGGAAGATTATATGATTTTCCCAGACCGTTGGTTCAACAAGACGGCTAAAGAAATTGTCGTGATTAATGAGATGAAAAATCAACGAAGTGAACACGATCGGAATGTAAAACTTATCGAAATGTCGTGCGGTGACTTAACAAAAGACAACTACATTAAGTTACTTAACGAAAAATGCGATATAACCGATATTATTCAACGTATAAACGAAGATAAAGAGTTATTGAGTAAATCTACCGTAAAACAAGAAAACGTTGTTAAAAACGATTTACCGACGTTTAACGGTAAGATAACAAAAGATTACACAATCACATGCGAAGAACATACGCACGAATTAATTAAAGAATTCTTAAAGGAGATGAACGCAGAATGGAAATAAAAGAAATGAATATTTATCAAAGATTGGCAGCAATTAGTTTTCAAGTTGAAAATGTAACAAAAAATTTAACGGTAGAAATGGGAAACAGAAGTTACAAGGCCGTTGGCGAAGGTGATATTTTAAAAGCGATTAAACCTTTAGAAGACCAATACGGAGTTTATTCTTTCCCTTTAACGAGAGAAGTTATTGAAACTGGAGAAATTGAAAATAAAAATAGTAAGTCATTATTTATGCGAGTTAAAACCGTTTATCGTTTTGTGAATATTGATAATCCAAGTGAATTTGTCGATATGGTAACATTAGGCGATGGTGTTGATAGCCAAGATAAAGCACCAGGAAAAGCGATGACTTATGCAGATAAATACGCATTGATGAAAGCATATAAGATTCAAACTGGTGACGACCCAGACAAAGATGGTTCACAAGATTTGAAATCATACAAAAAAACAACTAAAGATGTTAAAGATGACTTACATTTTCCAGAAATAGAAGAAAAAAAGGAATCTTATTACATTCAAGTAATGAAGATTTTAAATGATTCTAAAGGTAAAATCAAAAGCGAAGTAGTAACAAATTGGACTAATCAATACGCCAAAGGTAAAAAGGTAAACGATTTAACACCAACGGAATTTACTAACCTTGTTAACTTCCTAGAACATTATGAGCAAGTTTAAAGCCGATAAAATTTATAAAGTAACCACTGATGACAGTAAATTAATTGTATCATTCGTTGTCAGTGGCTACCACAAGACAAGCGCGATAATGACCGTTGAAGAAAATAAAGAATTTGAAGAATTAACTGTCGAAGTAAAGAAATCATCTTCTCATCGTTCGTTAGACCAAAACGCTATGCTATGGAGCCTTTTAACAAAAATCGCTATACATACTAGTGGTAGCAAAGAAAAACGCGTTATAGACCAAATTTACTGCGCTATGCTTGAAGAAGCGAACGTTCATTCAGAGTATTTGCTAGCACCAAAGAATACGGAAGACGGTTTAAGAAAATCATTCAGAGCAATTAGAGAGATTGGAACTCGCGAAGTCAACGGAAAAGAACTTACAATGTACCAGGTTTTCATCGGTTCATCAAAGTATGATACGAAAGAAATGACAGACTTGATCGAAACGGTCATTCGTAAATGCGATGAGTTTGGTATTGTAGATAGTGAAATTGAGGTGATTAGAAATTCATAAACAAACGAAAGCGTGCAATATATCGCCTAAAGTTAAAAAAGTTGTATGGGAACGTGATAAATGTTGCGTAATATGCAAATCAAATAACGCGTTCCCTAACGCTCACTTCATTTCAAGAGCTCACGGTGGACTAGGAATTGAAGAAAACATCGTTACACTCTGCGTTAAGTGCCATAACGATTATGATAACGGTAATGGTAGGCGCAGAGAAGAAATAAAATCACAGTTAGAAAAGTATCTAAAATCAAAATACCCTAATTGGGAACAAAAAAATAAAATTTATGGAGGAAATAAATGAATAACGTAACATTAATTGGAAGATTAGTACGTGACCCTGAATTAAGATATACAAATACTTCAAATATACCTGTAGCAAGTTTTACAATTGCAGTAAAAAAGTTTAATTATCAAACAAAAGAAGAAGAAGCTTTGTTCATCAACTGCAAGGTATGGAGAGAACAAGCGGAAAATTTATCTAAATACCAAATGAAAGGCGACAAAATAGCAGTCATTGGAAGTATCGAAACGGAAACGCGAGATATTAACGGAAAAAATTACTCGTTCCAAATCGTGGTTGCTGATAAGATTGAATATCTAGAACCGAAAAAAGAAAGTGGAAAGATTGAAATTACTCAAGAGCAACACGAAGAACCGAAAAAGAATGTTGTTGATACTGTAGATGATTTACCTTTTTGATTAAAATATACATTTTAGTATACATTTTAATTAATTTATGGTATAATCATTACGAGGTGATATAATGGAACTATGGAAAGACATACCAGGTTATGAAGGAATATATGAAGCTTCAACAAATGGTAGAATTAGAACTAAAAAATCAAAAACAACATATACCGAAAAACACGGTGTAAGAACTTGGAAATCAAGAATTTTAAAAGGTAGAGGAAACAACAAACAAACTGGAGCTAGAGTTTCGTTGTGGAAAGATGGGAAATATAAAGACCATTTAGTCGCTAGATTGATTGCTTATACATTTCTTGGAATACCAGATAAAAAATTAACTGTTAATCATAAAAACGGAAACAGATTAGATAACAGATTAGAAAATATCGAATGGTTGACTCTCGCTGATAATATTAGACACGGTTTTGAAAATGGTTTATACCCACAGCATAAAATAACTTTAGTTGATAATAAAGAAATTTCATACTCATTTAGATCGTTTTCTCAAGCTAATATATTTCTTGATAGAAGTTCAAGTTATATATATTCGGCTGTTAAAAAAAATAATAAAACAGTTAAGAACAAAAATAACGAAATATTTACAATTACAGATTATAAAAAACACAATTAACGGAGGAATATTATGAAAAAGAGAAAAAACTATACAATTAACGAAGTAGCTATTATGTACGGTAAGCACCGAAATACTGTTGTGCGTTGGATTCAATCGGGAAAACTTGAAGCAACTTTAATTGGCGATTATTACGATATTAGTGATGAACAACTAAAAAGATTTGAAGCAAGAAAAAAAGGTAAATAAAATGGATAAAAAGTATTACTGGCTTAAATTAGATAGAAACTTCTTTAAGAGACACGATATACAGATTATCGAGAGTATGCCGAACGGAAAAGATTATATTTTGTTTTACTTAAAACTATTGGTAGAAAGTATCGACCACGAAGGTTCATTGAGGTTTAACGACACAATACCTTACAACGATCAAATGTTATCAACTATTACAAGAACAAATATTGATATTGTACGTTCGGCTATTTCTATCTTTAAAGAACTCGAATTAATGGAAGTACTTGATGACCAAACTATCTATCTCACTGAAACAACAAAAATGCTTGGAGAATCTACTTCAACTCATCGTGTTCAAAAGTACCGAGAAACTAAAAAACTAATAGAAAATGATGTGAAACGTTACGGAAACGTTACGGAAACGGTAAATGAAACGGAGATAGAGAAAGATAAAGAGATAGATATAGAGAAAGAAAGTATTACAAGTAATACCAAAGAAAGTGTTTCTTTGTCTTCTTTTATTAATACTTCTTTTAAAAACTTTTCTAATGGTAACAAAGAATTACTAAATACTCTTAATGATTATAAAACAATGCGAACAAAGATTAAAAAACCATTAACAGATAAAGCTGCAACACTGTTTCTTAAAAAACTAGACGATTTAACAAAAGACCAATCAACACAGATTTTAATATTAGAACAATCAATTCTCAATAGTTGGCAAGGTATCTTTCCTTTGAAAGAACAACATCAACAAAAATCAACTAAAACACATGGTGTAATATTATGAGCCTAGAGCAAGACATTAAGAACTATAACGACAATATTGGCGATTTAGGCGATTATGATTGCCCTATATGCAAAAATAAAGGTTATATTGCAGAGGAATATAAGAACGAGCTTTCACTGCGCCAATGTGAATGTATGAAAATTCGTAATGCTAAAATCTTGTTACGTAAATCAGGAATGCAACGAATGACTGAAAAGTTTAGATTTGATAATTTTACTACAAACGAACAGTGGCAAGAATACATTAAGCAAAAAGCGCAAGAATATTTAGAGCAAGAATCATGGTTCTTCATCGGCGGCCAAATTGGTAGTGGTAAAACACACTTATGTTCTGCAATCGTTGGAGAGATGATAAATAATGGCGTAGAAACGATATATATGTTATGGCGTGATTCAATAGTCAATTTAAAATCGAATGCGAATACGGAAGAATATAACGATTTAATCTATACTTACAAGCACGCAAAAGCGCTTTACATTGACGACTTCTTCAAATCACAGTCACCAACAGTAGCGGACTTGAATATTGCGTTTGAGATTATTAATTACCGTTACTTGCACGACTTAACTACGATCATTTCAAGCGAATACACAATAGACGAGCTTTCACGCTTTGATGAAGCGATTAGTTCGCGAATTATCGAAAAGGCAGAAAATTACTTACTAGCGATTGGCAAAGACGAAAAGAAAAATATTAGGTTGAAAGGAGAATAATATGGGAGACATCATTATAACTATCGAGGAAACAACAATAGATTATATTAATAAATAGGGTTGCTTGCCACCACGAGTAGCGTTGTTGAAACGTGAATATCTCGATTACAAAGAAGAGTTCAAAAAGGGAAGAAAAGCGGTTGTTTACTTTAACGGAAAACTAGAAGTAATCGAACCTGTTCTTATGAATTAAAATGATTGAAAAAGATTTTGATATTTATAACTTTATATCAACAAAATTTAGCTTCAAATGGTTGGAATATGAATTTGGTTATTTTTATGAAAAAGACAAGAAGAAAATAAGCATTAGTAAGATTGTTAGAGAATTTACGACACCAATAGAAAACCACAAATATTTTGTATCTGTTGAATACGAAGATAAAAGTAATGGTTATAGTGGCGGTGCTTCTCCTTGCAAAACTGAAAATGAAATAGAGGAAGAAATGCGCAAATTAATTAATAAATTCAATTTTAACAATTCGCAACAATTAAGATTATTTTAGGAGAATAAAAATGACACAATTAAGTATTGATGATATCGAAGAAACATCAAAAAGATTAGTTAAGAAAGATTATATGCATACGCTAGAATGGAATGTGTATAATGAATTAAAAAGCCACCTAACGAAAGAGAACGCGATTAAAGCGAGTGAATTAGCGCAACTATTCGACATTGACACAAGAACGTTAAGAGAGATTATCGCAACATTACGATCAAAACAATACGCGAAAATAATCGGCGATAACAACGGCTATTACATTGGTACAGTAGATGAATTCAACGAATGGATTGGGGCTAGGTTAAAAAGAACACTAACAAGCATTGGCACAACATTAGATTTAAACCCTGACAAGAAAAAAATCATTTATTGGTTCTTAAATGAATATTACCGCGAAAGCGTGGCACAAGGACAACAAAAAATGCAATTCAACGATTGGGATAGCGAATTTATTCGACAATTTGCGGAAGATTACAAAAAGGAGTAAATAATGGAATATGAAAAGAAAATAAAAACAGAGCTATATCACGATCATTTTGAAAATGCAAAGCGATATAACATTCCAAGAGCACAATTAATTATTGCTGACATACCGTATAATCTTGGGAATAATGCCTACGCTTCAAACCCTAGTTGGTATGTCGATGGAGATAATAAAAACGGAGAGTCTAAACTTGCTGGTAAAACATTTTTCAAAACTGATGAAAATTTCAATATTGATAATTTCTTTAATTTTTGTGTTAGGCTATTAAAACCAGAACCAAGAGAAAGAGGAAAAGCACCTTGTATGATTATATTTTGCGCTTTTGAACAAATGCATTACATCATAGATAAAGCAAAACAATTTGGGTTTAATAAGAATCAGCCAAGATTTTTCAAGAAAAATTATTCTGCACAAGTATTAAAGGCAAATATGCGACCAGTAGGTGCTATGGAGTTCGCGGTAGTTTTATGGAGGGATAAACTTCCGAAATTTAATAATTATGGAAAAATGATATTTGATTGGATGGACTGGGAACGAGATACTACAACGCCTAAAATACACCCAACGCAAAAACCTATTTCAGTTTTAAAAACATTAATTGAAACATACACAGATCCATATGATGTTGTTATTGACCCTGTCGCTGGAAGCGCAACAACATTAAGAGCTTCTGCGGAGTGTAATAGAAGTTCGTTTGGTTTTGAGATTGAAAAGAAATTTTATGAAAAAGCAATAAAAGAAATGCTAGTAAATATTCCAACTAGACTTGAATTAGATTTTTGCGAAAAAGAAATTGAACAGACAAATTTAGAACAATTTATGGAGGACAGCAATGACATATAAAGAAGTTGAAAAAATAAAGAAATGCGTTGAATTATTATCAATAAGCGGAAAGAACACAAAACTGCAAGTGCAGAACATATTAGTCGGTATGTTGACAGAACAGCCGAAGAAGGAGAAAGAATGAATAAAGAAATATTAATATCAACAAAGCCGCAACATTGTTACACTAAACTTACAGGTGATAAAACTATCGAGGTACGTAAGTTAAAAAACGTTCCTAAATCGGTTTTAGAAGAAATTGCTAAAGGAAACAAAGTATGGTTTAACGAATATGTTACAAAAGCAGAACCGTTATTGGGATACGGATTTACAGAGGGTGAAGATGATGGTTGGGGCAATCGTTCAGATTATTTATATTCGTTATCATCATACAAAGATGAATTTGATGAAATAGAAGAATTAAAATATATTCTTAACGGCCTAGTTCCTTATCGTTACTTGGTTAGCAAGATAGATATTATTTATTTTGATAAAATGGATGATATTACAGGAACAGGGGAAATTCTTGAAAGTTACTATTATGAATATTACATACATTCAGGAGACCTTGAAAAAACTTGTATTTCTTATGAACAATTAAAAGAGTATGGTAAAGGACAAACGCTAGTATTATTACACATTGAAAAAATCGAAATCTTTGATGAGCCAAAGAAGTTAAGTGATTTTGTTAGTAATAAGCCAATAGAAAACGTTTGTGGAAATGAAGAAAAATGTTTTATTCCAACGGCAAGTTACTTTTATGAAAAAGGACAAGTACTTACAAAAGCACCTCAATCAATGCAAACAGTTTGGGTGGAGGAGGAATGATGTATGAGAACAACTGATGTTATGGATAGAAACATAACCGAAATTAAAGAAGATTACATTAAAGATATGAAATCCTTATACGGTGAAGATTATTTGTTATACTCGACCGTTTTTGGAACTATTAAATGGTTTGAACAACTCGAACAAATTAAGTCAGCAAGTGGAAATGAATCCATTGAAGTATTAGATTTCTTTAGACAAATAAAGTTTGCATTTAGTTGTGACGATGTCCGACAATCATATATTTCAGAAGTAGAAGATATTTTTAGGAACTATATTCTTAAATCATCATTCGATAAAGAACTATCAAAAATAACTTACAAAGGTTACTATGCTTATCCCCACTATTCTGCAGAGGATAAGTTGTTTGTTGGTAAGATAGAAAACACGACAGATTTAGGATTATTTCAAGGAAGTACTATCGATGAAATGATTAAAGACTTTCAAGAAGCAGTAGAAATGTTAATAGAATTGGAGGAAAAATGATTAAATCATACTTTGACAGTTTAAGAAAAGACCCAATACTCAAACAATGGGATGACGGTTACGATAAATCAACCGAAATTCAGCACAAACTACTAGACACAAAGCCAATGGCTGAACTTACTAAAATCACAGGAATTAAGAAGAAATACATCACACAAGCATTTAACGAGCTAGGAACATTAATCGTGGTAGCCAACGCATGTGGTTACAATCTAAAATTGGAGGAAAAGAAATGATATATATTGAGATATATCTTCTGTGTCTTATAATTACAAATATTTTAATTTGGTTAGCAATAAAGCGCGGAGAGGAATTTAATCTTAAGTACATAGTAATTTTAAATATATTTTCGCCTTTAGTTTTATCAAGTTTTATTATCGATACTATCTTACCTAAAAAACGCTATCAAACTTTTTTCAATAAAAATGATACGCCGTTTGCAAAAGAGTTTCAACCAAATAAAAAATATCATATTGTTTGGAAAAGAATGGCTTATAAAGAGTTTTTAGGTCACAAAGTTGTAAAGATAAAATTATTAGGAATTATTACAATTTTTAATAAAACGGAGGAAGCAAAATGAGAGAGATACTATTTAGAGTATACGATGATTTATCAAAAAAATATATTGATAATAATTCAGTTTATGTTTTAGGCGCTTTAGTTAATGGTAAATTAATGTTTACAACAAAAAACGAAATATTAAAACATCATCACATTGAGCAATTCACAGGTTTACAAGACAAGAACGGCACAAAGGTTTTTGAAGGAGATAATATCAAACTAGACAGACAATATCAATTATCGTCAGATTTAATATGTGAAGAGGGAATTGTAATGTGGTGTAATGAGAAATCAATGTATGTTGTAGTTCAAAAACACAATATGAACGATATATCACGATACCACAAAGAACTTAAAAATTTCCCAATCTACAATTATGAAGTAATCGGCAACATTCACGAGGAGGAAAATAATGGAACAACAAACGAGTAAGCAAGAAGTAAAACAACCGATAAATAATCCTAACCTATGTCCTGAATGCGGTGGCGTATTAATCAAGCAAGGTGGTTGTGTTCATTGTATTAGATGTGATTATGGGAAGTGTGATTTATGAAACCGAATAACTTTTACAAAATGTATTATAAGTGCGAGTTAGACATTAAAGGGCTTAAAATAACTTTAGAATCATTGGAAAGACAAAAAAATAACATCATTAATCAATGCGGTCCAGGAGAAGTAAAAGCGATTAATTATGCTGTTGAAAATTCAAAAAAAGTAATTAATGAAATTGAGCAGTTAGAAATGCTTAATGAATTGATTAATGAGATTAAAATATTGCAAAAAACAATAAAAATAAAAGAAAAAGAGTTCAAAGATTTAAATGATTTAATCAAATCTATCTACGAAAAGAGCAAAATGACTGAATATAAGGTATTCATCGGTACTTGGATAGAACATAAGACAGCCGATCAACTAGGTTTAGAGTTAAATTATGCTACACATTACATCTACAACATCATTTCAAGAATAAAAAAACAGATGAGTGAATAATGTTAAATTTTTGTTAAACCTTGCTCAAAAAAACGTGATATAATTATATTATAAGAAGTGCGTAAAAAACACTTCTTTTACTTTATTCTCCTACACTTCATAGAAGAATACTTACTCCTTTCAAACTTCTATGAAGCAAATAGTAATGTAGCTCAACGGTAGAGCAGAGTCCTTATAAGGCTTTGGTTATTGGTTCAAGCCCAATCATTACTACCAAATGAAAGAAATAGTACACTCTTACGGAATGAGGTGAATCAATATGCCAGGAGGAAGACCAGCGTTATACAAAGAATGGCTTAAACCTGAAAAACTAAAACAAATATCTAAATGGGCAGAAAGCGGACTATTAAGAGAAGATATAGCTAAAAATATGGGAATACACGTAGCAACTCTATATGAATGGCAGTCAAAATATAGCGAGTTCGCCGACGTATTAAAAATTGCAACATTTTCGGCAGATGAGAAAATAGAGAATGCATTATATAAAAATGGAATAGGCTATTGGTACAAAGAAGAAGTAGCATTAAAAATTAAAACTGAATATTACCGTAAGGGCCAAAAATATGTTAAAGAGAAAATAGAAATCGTAACACTAAATAAATGGCACCAAGCAGAAACAACAGCGCAGATATTCTGGTTAAAGAACAGAAGAAGAGATGAATGGGCTGATAAATACGAAATGCCTAACGTTGATGATGATACAGTTTCGGAATACAAGAAATGAGAAAAGAAGCGGTAGTAAAAACAATTAAAGGCGTATTCTTATCTCAAAAAGCAGTGGACGTGTTGCAAGATACAAGTTTGTATATTTCACTTGAAGGAGTTACAGGTTCACTTAAATCAGTAACAGCAGATAGGAAGTTTCACATTGAAGTTTACGAAAGCCCAAAAGAACATACGCAGTTTGCTATTATAGGCTCAACGGTTCCTATTTTAGAAAGAACGATCATTGATAACCCTATATCATTCTACAACAAGCATAAATTCGTTTATAAGAACGGAAAAGCATACCAAGTAATGAAGTATATGAAATCAGGTAAAGGTGGCTCACGAATAGAATGGCGCACTTCTACGGGCATTAAGAGAATATACTTTGCTGGTTTTGATAATAAAGCACGTTACAAACAAATTTTAGGTATGACGCTTTACGGTATATGGGCAGATGAAATACAAACAGCACATGACGATTTTGTTAGTGAAATGTTTACTCGGTTAGCAAGAGATAATGGTTTTCTTATTACAACATCAAACGGTGGCTTACCAGACCAAAAGATTTATACAGATTACTTGAACAAAGGAAGGCCATCGCCAAAGTACGAAAAAGAGATACCAGAAAGCACAATGAATGAATTGTTGACAAAACAAGCTGATGAACGGTTTAGATTCTATTGGTTTGGTTTTAATGATAATCCAATGATGGAAGAAGAGCAAATACAACATCTATACGATACTCACCCTGTTGGTTCATTTGAATACAATTCCAAGATACTTGGTATTCGCGGTTTCGTAGAAGGAATGATTTACGCGAAGTATCTATCACCAGAAAAGAACCTAGTAAGATTTCAAGACGTTTACAGAAATACAACTTCAAAATATCAGTTTGTTAAATACTCTATCGGCATAGATGTTGGTAGTACAGACTTAACAGTATTTACACTTGTAGGGTTCACACCAAACTTCAAAGAGGCAATAGCTCTTGATAAGGTAGAAATTAATCACGCTGGTGTAGAAGAAATATGGAAGTTATTTCAAAAGTGGTTTAATCCTTACTTCGATCAAATAGGTTATAAAGTTTACGGCGCTTTCATAGACAGTGCGGCGCAAATACTTAAGAACTCACTTACACCGTTATTTATGGCGTTTTACGGATTAAGCATAGCGAACAGTTACAAGTATACGATTAAAGAGCGTGTAGATTGGGGTATAAGGTTTATTCATCAAGGTAGGTTACTATTTAGTGAATACTGCAAAGAAACGTATGATGCGTTTAATAACACGCTATACAAGAAGAATTTACACGAAACAGATATAAGAGATTTTCCTAAACATTTATTTAAAGATAGAATTGACAGTTTCGAGTATGCAATAACACCTTTCATACAAGAGATGTTGCAAACGATATAGGAGGTAGCGAATGGAAAAAGATTACAGTATCGGTACATACGAATACGATAAATTAAATACTCCGTCATTAAATGAAACATTGAGAAATAGAATAACGCGTTCAATGTACATTAATTCAATATGGTATGGCGGTAATGACCTAGAACTAAAAAAACTGTATGAGAAAGATTTAAAACAGTTTAAGATAGGCGAATTGACTAGCGATGAACTTAACTACTTCTGGGCGCAATCAACAACAGGCCTTAACATTCGTAAGATACATTCAGGATTACCTCAACTAATCAGTGAGAAAATGGTTGACTTGTTACTGTCTAACGGTTACGAATTTAATGTATTAAAAGACGATGAAGAAGAAACGAAAGACGAAATAGAAGAAGAAAGACTTAAATATATCTTACACGAGAATAACTTTAACGAGTTGTTGCAAGAGGCAATTGAAACGGAGTCATGGGCTGGTGGTGTTGCTTTCAAGTTATCTTACAATCAAATGTACGATACGCCTATCATTGAAGTTATTCAACCAGATGAATACGAGCCAACAATTAAGGCTGGTAGGATTGTAGAAGATATATTCATCACATATCACGAAAAAGATAAAAAGCAATATAAACTCAAGGAAATCTATGGTTTTGATGAAAAAGGCGGTTATATTCGATACAAGCTATATTCAATAGACAAGGATAAAAACCTTACATCAGTTTCATTGTCAGAGTTAGATGAAACAAAAGAATTAAAAGATATTGATTTTCCTGGATTGAAAGATAAGTTTTCTATCTACAAACCAAACAAAACACCGAATAGCGAATTTAAAAATTCCAAACTAGGTGAGAGCGATTATAGCGGTAGCGTTGGATTGTTTGACGCAATCGATGAAGTGTTGTCAACAATGGTTCAAGAGTTTAGAGATGGAAAGATTAATAAATTTTGGCCTAGTAATTTGCTACCTACAAACCCTATTACACAAGCGTCAGCATTCCTTCCTTCGTTACAAAAAGATTTCATATCTTATAATGGCGGTATTGGTGAAAAAGAAAAACCAACAAAACCAGAAATGATTCAAGGCGAAATACATTCAGACAAATATATTGAATCTTACAAGAAACTACTCGAAAGTGCGCTTAATAATGCGGGACTTAGTCCACAGACAATAGGCGTTACAGGGCTAGATAGTACGGCCGCTAGTGAAGAAAGCCAAGAATTAAGAGAAAAGACATCTGTTCGTACGAGAGAAAAGAAAGTTGATCTATGGGAAAGATGTTTAAGAATATTATTTAAATTAGCGTTACAATTAGATGATTTTAGACAAGGAAAACAAATCAAAGACTATAACACAAAAGTTATATTCAATGATTATAAAGTTCAAACATTAGCAGATAAGACAGATATTGCAAGTAAAGGTATTCAAGCAAAGACGTGGTCGATTAAGTCAGCTGTCGATTATATCAACCCAGATATGACCGATGAAGAAAAAGTTCTTGAAAGAGTTTATATCAAGATAGAAAACGGTATCAATATATTCACCAAAGAAGAAGAAACTGTATACAAAAAATATGTAACAGAACTCATTGGTACTACTGAATAATGGAACTGTTAGTAGATAAAAACCGTGAATATAAGAGATATAGACCAAATGCCTATGAAAAGATAACGTTAGCGAATAACGGTTTACAATGGGTACTATCATCTAACGTAAGCGCCGTCGGTGTGTCAGATAATGATTTGATTGTGAGATTTCATAACGGATCAATGTATAAATACTTCGGCAAAGCAGATTTATATGACGCGATGTTAGCAAGTAATTCAAAAGGCCATTTTGTTTGGGTTAGATTAAGAAAACCTAAAGCGCCTTACGATAAAATAGGTAGTTTACCTTTGCCAAGCGATAAAGAAGTAACCGATGAACAAATATTCGGCGTTATTGAAACACAAGGACTAGAAACCGAAGCAAGGCTAGTAGCAATGGGAATGTTTATTCCTGAACTTAATATAGGGCTAGAAACCCTTTTAAGATAATTTACATACAAATGTATGGTGATTTAAAAAAACAGCCGACACGGCTTTAAAATGGAGGATTTATGAACGAACAAGAATTGTTACAAGCTCAACAAGAGTTAGCAACAAAGCAAGAAGAATTTAACAAGCAAAAAAACACATCAAGCGAAATCTTGAGAAAGTTATCAAGCGAGTTCAAAGTTAACTTATTTGAAGCACCAGAAGTTGAAAAGTTTTTAAATTCAGTAAACGAAAGAAATAGCGTTTTAGAAAGTTATAAGACGAAAGAAACAGAATGGTCGAAGAAAACAGAAGAACTTGCTAAACAAGTGGAACTGTACACTCAAAAAGAACAGGATTATCAAGTTACTATTGAAGCATTAGGAATGGGATTTAAGAAAGATGACCTTAAGGAAGTAATGGCACTAGCGAAAGTGAATACTAACGAAGGACAATCAATTTTAGATGGGTTAAAAGTTGTTAAAGATAAATATGGTAAAACATTCGTAACAAATATCGGCATGCAACATAACGACAATAACAATCCACCTAAAGTTCTTACAGACCAAGAAAAATACCTCAAAGAAAGCAAAGCAGTAAGAGATTATGAAAAGCAACAATCAAAATTACAAAAATAAGGAGGCCAATTATAGATGGCAAATTTAATTTATCCAGCTTCGACTGGGCATTATGTAGATGACAAATATTCTGCATTACTAGAACCAAATCTATGGGCGAATAACATTTTCGTTCCTGGAGCAACTTACACAGACAAATATCAAATCGGTCCAGCAGGGCAAATCTTCGTACACAAACCAGGAGTAGGAACAGTAACATCAACTACACCAGGTGCTGATTTCTCTGATTCAATCGTTCAAGATTCACTCATTACAATCCCGCTTAACAAACAATTCAATCGTTCAAGAAAGATTTATGGTGCAACACTTGCTTCTGTGGCTTATTCAGCGGCAGCAGCAGAAATGGAAACAGCAATTCAAGAAGTTAAAGAAGGTTGGACTTTAGAAGCTTACAAGGCGTTAATCGGTACAACTTCAATATTAGTATCAAATAACATTACTTTACCAGTAGCAGATACAACTGTTGCGGATACATCTGTTAATGTATACGATCAAATCGTAGCAGACAGACAAAAAATGGTAGAGAACAAAGCACATCCTGATACATTAATCGTATCACCAGCAACTTATGCTTATTTGCTCAAAACTGATGAATTCCAAAGAACAGGCGAAATCGGTGATAATGTTATTGCTAACGGTATGGTTGGTAGAGTTGCAGGGCTTAACGTATTTGAATATGAATACGCAGATAGTGGTGCAGTAGACGCAGCAACAATTGGCGGTATCACATGGGCTTCTGGCGACTTAATGGAATACGTTATGTACGATTCAGACGCTTTCTCAATTGTAACATCTGTTGAAGCGGTAAGATTAGTTGAAGAACCTACAAGATTTGTTGGTACTTTAGCACAAGTCCAAATCGTTTGCGGTATGGTACTTACTAACCCAACTAGAGCATTATTAAAATTCCACGACGCGTCAGCAACTTAATAGTTATGGAGGGTAAGGTATTCAGCCTTCCCTCCTTTCTTTTTTTATAAGGAGGGTTATTATGTATTTAGAACAATACAGAGCCGTAGAAGTTACAGCATTAGATGACGAAACAAATACTTATTCAACGAAATATCATTTACCATTGCCAAGTTTAGACCATGTATTTAATGAAACTGGTGTAGATATGCGAATCGGCGTAGGCGATGATAGTGTTGATCAAATTCTTTTGTACATTACGAAATTCACAATGAACACACTTAAAACTTTAGTACCACCACCTACTAGGAATATGTTGGAGTTTTTAATTGCTAAATCAAGCAATTATAGACGAGGATTTGTTGATACAGTTTGCGCAGTTATATCAACAACAAGAGGTAAAGGACTTACTGATTTTCTTTCAACTGGTTATATTGGAATTAGCGACTTACCAAAGGTTGTGCAAGTTAGTGCAGAATCAAACGGATTATTAATTCAATATTACACTGAAAGTTTAACAGAAGATATGATTAGGGAGGATTATTAAATGAAAAAGATTCTATTAATTATGCTTATTTTAGGAATGTTATTTATGCCTAGAATTAAACATCAAATTTCTAACCCATTTAGAGTAACAGTAGAAAGATTACTATAATGTATGATTTTTTATATGGTACAGGACAATATCCTTACCAAGCACAATGGTTAGAACGTAACGCGCCTCTTACAGTTGACGGCGTAGTTACATTTGAAGGCGCAGTGCCAATTAGTTATCGAAAAGTTAAAAGTGGTTCAAAAGAAGAACAAATCATTAATGGGTTAAAACAAATTACATTTAATCGTACAATACGCACAAAAGATAAGCTTGATTTTAAAGCGAAAGACATTATCATTATTGACAACAAGCAATATAAGATTAAAAGCGCTGATAAAGTAGAAAATGATTTATATAAAGATTCTCATATCATCTATCGTCATTTTGTAGACTACGAAACGGAAATTATTTTAGAATGACAGATAAATTAAACTTACTCGTTGCACAGATAAACATTATTTTACGAGCGCAAACACCATACAGGACTGGTTATATGGCAAGTCAATGGAAATATAGGTTTGTAGAAAACGGTATCGAGTTTTATAACGATACTGATTACCTAGTTTACACAAACGAGAAATGGATAAGTCCACGTTGGCGTGGTAGAGCGAATCCAAATGAACAATGGTTAGATGAAACAACAAGATATATAGCAGAATTTATTGCTAAAGAATTGGGTGGTACAGTTGTATATAACAATTAAAGAAATTGCACTTGAAGTTCAATCGAATTTAAACACTATCGCACTTGAACTATACGAGGCAGAAACAATTAATAAACAAGTTACATTCTATGTTACGGCTGATATCCAAACATATGATAGAATCGTCACTGGAGAGTTTTCAGTAGGAACTGATATATTATATACCCCTGTGTTATTAAAACGCGTTACAAGCGGAATGCAGAACGATTTCGTACAAGGTATTTATAGAGAAACCTATATTGCCGAATTACTAGGTTATGATGACGACAAAGAAGCGTTACAATCAATATTCACTCAATACGTTTATAGCGAAACACAAACAGACTCTAAAACAATTGGAAGTTGGACGGTATTAAAGGCTTACACACAAAACATCACTTATATAAATAATGTAAATGCAACAGACGGAACTAACAAAGAAAGAATAGTTTATACATTCAGTTTTACTTGGGATTTCGTCATCGGTGGTATCGGTGATAATTTATCAACATTCACATTAAACGGTTCAGCAATAGATGTTGTAGGTGTAAGTTATGTAAGTGACAAGATAACTATTGCGAATATACCTCTAGGAACGAATACAAGGCCTTTAGGAGCGACAGGATTTAGTTTAAGCCTAACAATACCTATGATAGATGAAACAACGAATAAAGCGTTATTTGCGGACTTGGTTTCAAAGTCATTTAATAAATCATATACTGTTGCTTGGGTAATTACTGGTTATGGTTCGGTTAGTTATTCAATGACATTAGTAAGAGGTTCGGTAAACTATCAACGCGATCAACTTCTTTCTTATACAGTAACATTTGAGGAAGCATTAGCGAGAACAACATTAACAGTTGATTCCATTACGCTTCCAGTATTAGACTTTAATTTTAACAGAAAAGCAAATCCGTTATTTAATGCAGAAGCGACAGAAACAAAAGTAACTCCAGGAGAAACTGGCTATACAATGGGTGTTACATTTGCATATGATAGCACAGTAGCAAAAAATGTTGAATTATTACAAGCTATTTTATCGAAAGATTATATGCTTACAACTTATGAAATTAATATAGCCGTAACTGGTGGAATTAGCGAAACATATACTTGCTATTTAATGGACGGCACTTATCATTATTCTCAAACTGGTGAATTAAGTTATCAGTGTATCTTCAATGAGGCACACCCAAATGGAATATAAAGTACTTATAGACTGGTCTTCTATAACTAAAGAAGAAGTCACTGAAAATCCATTAGAAAAAGAACAAATAGCAATCAAAGAAACATCTCAACAACCAAAAGAGCCAACAGTAGTTCAATCTAACGATATGCTAAAATCGATTAAAACAGCAACAGTTGTTTATGCATACGGAAGACAAATAGGACAAGCAACAACTGATTATTACGCACAAAACTATTCAATTAGCGGAGACACGTTAAAAGCGGAAAGATTGCAAACAAGATTTTCAAATACCGCAAATAATGTTGGTCTTGGTTTAGGGATAGGATTAAGTGTTGCGACAGGTAATCCTTTAGTTATTGCAACAACGGCATATTCACTAGCGCAAAAAGCATATAATTTGGCATTAAGCACAAGACAATACATGGCTGATTTAGCCGTAGAAAGATATACAAGTCAATATTATAGTAATAGGTTGGTTAAAGATATAAGCGAGGTTAGATGATGATTAAGTTAGTAATTAATGAAACTGAATATGATTTAACCAATTATGTTGACGAAAGTTCAATCGCTTATGGAGATAATATTGATGAAACAAGGGCGCACGGTACATTCACAATACCGTTCATTAAACCATATGCAATAATTGGATTGATGTTTAACAAACCATTACCAAGATTATCAAAAATAGTTACTATCATTGATGGCGAAACGTTACGTTGGAAATTAGCAGAAGACAAAGTTATTAAAGTTCGCAAAGGAACAAGTCCATTATATCGACATGATATAACGATAATTGAGCCAACTGTAGATTTAGAGAAACGTGTTTTACCAGATATGACAGTAACTCAACCAAAAGGAACAATTAATAATTATATTTATACAATTAGTTCATTAAGTGGCCAAACATCAATAGAACCATATTTAAACTATGAACTAGCGCCAGAGTTTACACAAACATCGGTACAAGCAACAGAAACACAAGAGACAATATCATTTAATTATGGTGTGTCAAATGATGACACAGTTATTGACGATTTCACTTTAAAAGAGGTAAGAGAATATCAAATCATCTTAATTCTTGAAGCATATAATTATCGAGCTAACTCATCAAACCCAGAATTAGAAATTGAAGTTTATTCAGGAACAACTTTACTACATACTTACACTTATATACTTCCAAGTTTAACAACTAGCGGAAGTTCTGGATTTCCTGATTTTAATGTTCATATTGTTCCTGGAATATTAAACAGAACAGAAAGATTTACTTATACTCCAAGCGGTGTTGAAACAATATCAATTAAAGCAAGAACATCTAGCGCTTCTTATGACGTGATTGACATTGTTGAATTAGGAGTAAATATTCTTACTTTTGATGAAGAGACGATAACAAAAATAACTCTCGATCAAGTAGTGGATAAAATTCTTTTTATTGAACATCAATCGCCGTTATCAATACCTACACAAGAATATACTTTAGGAACGCAAACAAGAAATAGAATAAAAGGAATAGTTAGCCCTGAATTCACATTTAAAGGTTATACCGTATTTGAGGCCTTGAATGAATGCGCGTCAATTATTGGTGAACAAGTATTTCTAGGCCAAGACGATTTCACAACAGTTGAATTTACTTATTTTAAAAACGATTATCAAAGCGGTATTGATTACATTGATGAAGAATATAATGTTTATCTCAACGATTACGTTACAGGGTTAGAGATTAACGCTCAAAACGTAATTAAAGAAGATGACGCAAGATTTATCAAATATGAGCCTAGCAAAACTGGTTATACTTCAATTCGTGCAAAAGAAATAGGCAAGATAATTGATACTGACGCAACAATGCATACATTCCAACCTATTTATTCGGTTTATTCATTTTATGTTAAAGGTATTGCGTTTACGATGTATGATAGTGAAGATAATCCAGTCAGTTTTGCAAATACTTTAGAATGGGATATTTCTAACTTTGTCGTAGAACAAACAAAATGGAACGCATTAATTAACGTAGGAAGCGGTAATAATAGAAGTGCTATTCTTAACAAAGGAAATACTTTATATTACATTCAAGGTCAAAAAAACGTTTTTAATATAGGTTATAACGACGTTGACCTAGCACCAGAATGGAATACAGCAATTGCGGCAAATTATGCTTTACTTGAAGCAGTGTTATGCCAAGCACAAATCGAGAATCCTACATATTATTTTACAAATGATTATAAACCTAGTTTAAGTTTATTTGATGTATTAATGAGAATAGGTTATATGCCTTACTCTAACGTAAGAGTTACTGTATATCGCGATGACGCAGCCGAATTAAATCCTTCTATTAAATACTTTAATGAACAAGCTTCTTTGAATGATATGAAATCATTAGGAGATGTTGCAAAGAAACACGTTAACCGAAAAGGCAATTCAATATCAACATATCGCGGAATCGCAAAAGATATTGGCAATCTATTTAGACTAGGTATGAAAAATGCCTATGGTGAAATATTAAGTTCATATAACATATCAATAAAACCTACGATTAGACAATTTGTGATGAATTTCTCAAAAGAAAATCCTAATATAAACGCTTATAAAGGAACACCAAGCGCTTATAGGCAATATGAAATACCGATGACAGATTTAGTCTATCGTAAAGATAAATATACTGAATTTGTTTATTTAAGTGAAACAACAGAAACGACAACATATTCAATTTATTCTGTTGATCAATTATTAGCAAACTTTAAAGCAATACCAACAGGCGAAAAGCTTACTTACGCACAAATTAAATTAGACTTTGACGGTGGTGGTTATACTGAAACCATAGAAGCAACAGTAGATACATTATCTTTTGGAAATACATCATTAATTTCAATAGAAATGCAAGATAACTATTCTGCTGGCGCTAAACAATATAGTGGTACTACAACGGTAGGAACACAAATATATCAAAGCGATACACCTTATACAGACACTTATGGAAACGTTGAAAATATTAAAATATTAACTTATACAACTTCAACAATTACTGATAGTGATGAATACCCAGATAATGATACTGCAATTTCAAATGAACAATCACAATTAGAGATTAAAGTTTTAAAAGACGCACGCGAAATATGGGGTATCAGTCAAGAGTTAGTATTTAGGTCAAATTACACAAACATTAAAATTTTCAGTGGTATGGCAAAGTTTAACGGTTTTGTGGCAAAAGGAAGCACGGTAGAATGTACGCCTTTCTTGCTAAAAGAAGGTTATACACCAACAGAAATTATTGATTTTACTAAATTAGTGCAAACAAGTTGGAGTTCTACAATAACCGATAATGAACTATATACAGAGTTTACAGTACCAATTGGCAATTATGCTGGTTATGTATGGATCGAGGTAACAACATCAACGCCTATATTTGCAATACTAACGAGTGATTTAAACACTTCAATAGGCGAAACGTTAGGCCATTCAGTTTTCATCTATACTTCATATTCAACATTAATACCAGCGTTTTCAGTAGACTTAAGCAATAGTTTTACAGTTACTGATACACTTAATATTTCAAAATTTGAATTTCCTGTATTAGATTTAACGGAATCTATTACAATTACACCTTCGATTAGTTCTTATGCTTCTACTGATTATGTTGTTGATTTGTCTAAAACATTATCAGTTACTGATACTATTTCGATTGTAAAATCAACTGATTATATTATTACTTTAACCGAAAGTATATCAATAACTCCTAACATCGTTTCTAACATTTACCCTACTCAATGGACGTTTATTGGAACAAGCGGAAGTTATGATTATTTAGCAACATATGTATCGCCAGGTTCGTTTTGCGCATTGAGTTCTACGATCAAGACATGGCTAGAAACAGAATACCCTATCACAAACTACAATTACGGTGATGTTATAAGAGTTACGAGAGCAAATGAAGATTTAGTACTATGCTCACCATTATATTATTTCTATCAAGCTTCATAAGGAGGAATTATGGATACATTATATACGGCTGGTAAAACAGCATTATTCAAATATGGTTGGACGCCTAAAATTACATGGGCAAGGTTATATACCGCAACGGACGATTTAGTAGATGAGAAATCAGTTACATTCGTAGAAAGTTCAGGTGTTATTTCTCCAAGCGCCGATATTGTATTTTCGGTTCCAGCGTCAACAAATGATGTAAGTTATATTAAAATAGGCTATACAACTGGTTTAGATTTTGAATTATACAGAAAAGACCTTGACCAACTTTATGATTTTACAACCGCTGGTTCATTGACTATTGATACATTTACATTTACAGTTTCAGGAACATATTTAACAGTTCAAGGTAAAACAGACTTATGGACTCAAGGATTTGAGATTATTACATTCGGTAAACTTTATACAAACGCTGATGTTCTTGTGAACACGCAATCGACATCATTCACTGCCAATACTGGAACAGGCGCGATGGAATGTGACGCAGATATTATTTTTGATGTTACAGGTGGGACAACTGGAGTTTATTATTGCCAACTAGGTTATAATGACGGAAGTGACAAATTCGTTTATAAAAGATTGTTCCCTTCTCCAGCGCCTTATTCATTTACAACTACTGGAACGCTAAAAATTGATAGTTGGTCTTTCGAGGTAGCGTAATGAAAGTAACTATTGAATGTAAAATACATGTAAAAACAAAAAACGGTGTTGCAAAACCACGCAACAAATAGGAGGCAATTATGGTTAAAAAAGGAAGTTTATTTATCATAAACGAAAGCGGTGCGTATCTTGACGGTCAACGAGGTACGCTTCGTGCTTTAGACAACTACACATCAGTTATTCAAGTTCTAGCGCCTTTTGACGCAGATACCGTAGTAGAAGTATCATATTTGATTTACGGTGCTAATAACGAAACTATTACACAATATATGGCTAATACAGTCTATACAGGCGCTGATGTATTGTTAAGTACCAATTCACTTTATCAAACTTGTCAAGATTGGGTATTATGGGAGATTCCTGTAAGTTCAAGAGCTTTAGCAAAGATTTCTAAATATAAAGCAGGGCAAGTAGGAGTATCTTTTTCATTTAAAGAACGATACGCTTCACCAACAGCAGAAACTTATATCGGTACATTTGGCTTATATAATGACTTACCTAGTTCATCTACTAATGGTGATTATTATGTGTGTGACGCATTTAACTATGCTAGCGCAGAGTCAGGTATTACATTTACCAAAAATGATGTAGCAGTCTATATTGACGGTTGGACGAAACCAACACAATATTTATTACTTCAAAACACTACAACTTTATCATTAGCTGTAAGCGGTTCAATGAGCGCTGTTATACCAGAAACATTAACAAGCGATGAAGAATTTGAGTTATTATTCGCGACTCTTCAAGCGGCAGTTAACCAACTTCAACTAGACAGCGACGATATTGCTAACGGTTTATATTCTGTAAAAGCAGTACAATATAACACAACAAGTCCGTTAGCGGATCCATTACCTATTGGGGCTACTCGTTGGGACGATACATTTAAATGCCTTGAAACGCGTTTATCAACAGAAGTAGTATTACAACACGGGCTAGAAGATTTACTTCGTGTAAGAAACAATACTGGTTCATCTATTGCAAATTTAAAAGCATTGTATGTGACAGGGGCAGTTGGACAAAACCCAACTATCGCTTTAGCAACAACTGCCGATACTAATATTGCGTCAAAAACAATTGTAATTTCAACAGAAATTATTTCAAATAACGAAACTGGTTTTGCTTGTAGAAGTGGTGAAGCTGGTGGAGATACATCTGCTTGGGGAGACGGCGACGATTTATACCTTTCAACAAGTGGAAATTTAACAAATGTTATACCTAGTTTCCCAACACCAATTATTAAAATAGGTACTGTTCTTTACTCTCATTCCTCTTTAGGCAGAATTATGGTTTCTATCAGCGCAGAAGATTATACAAAAATGAATAGAGATTTAACAAATCAAAATTTATCTAGTGAATATTCGCCAACCGAAGACAATCATATTGCAAATAAAAAATACGTTGATGATACCGATACTTCACTTCAAAGCCAAATCAGTGAATTAGATACAAATAAAGTAGATAAGACAACAACGATCATCGGCATTGACTTACAAAACAATATTTCGCTTACAGAGTTTAAAACCGCTTTAGGCGAAGCAACTACATTATTAAGTGGTTTAATGTCATCAAGTGATAAAACAAAGTTAGAGGCATTATACGCGTTATTAAACGATACAACAGACGGTAGCGCCGATAGTTTTGTAGATACAATAGAAGATATGTTAGCAATCTTCCAAAATTATCCAGAAGGCGTTGATTTAGTTACAGCATTACTTGCGAAAGTTGATAAAACAACAACCATTGCTGGAATTGATTTACAAGACAATGTTACTGCCGAAGAACTTAAAACAGCATTAGATATTGATGATTTAGAAACTCTATCATCTCAAAATGCTAGCGACATTGAAGACATTGTCGATGGAACAACAGTAGTAGCAAAAGCCAACGCAGACGCAAACGGAAACGTAATTGACGAAACGTACGAAACAATCGAAAACGTCAACTTAGTCAAAGTCCAAGTCGCAGAACACGAAACTCGCATTGATAACATCGAAAGCACATTAATTAAGCAAGAAGAAACCACAGTACAATCAAGCGTAGTCGGTACAGACATTGTGTCATTACCTCAAAAGGTCGCTGGTGGTTCGCTTAAAGTAAAATTAGATGGGTTGGCTTTGCAAGCGACACAAAAAATCGCTAATAGTGGTCCGATATTTATCGTAACCACAGGGTGGACAGGTGGATTATGTAGTCTACGCGTAACGAGTGGAGAAATAGAATTGTATACCGCAACGCCACAAACAGCACCAAATACTTATAACAATACTTTAGCATTTGACAATGGAACAAAAGTATATATGGCAGTAGTTGCAAAAGGGAATGCAGACACAACTCAAATTGATTTGAAATATCGTGATATTGCAGGCGGGATTACAAGTTCTGCAACCTCATTAACAACTTCATTAACAACTTATCAATTTCTTTCAAATCTTGTAACATTATCGGCAATATCTGGTGCAGGTGGTCCACAAATTATTTTTAATGGTACGTCATCAACTAATAGCAATTATGTTAAGTACGCATATACCTTCAACGTTTCAAACCTCATATCCAACAAACAATACTCACCATTATCTAAAAGCACATTTGACCTAATAAGTGACACACAAATCAAAGCCCAAATGGACGCGTGGGTACTCGACGGCACATTACCGAACGACAACTTACTATCGGCTAGCCCAATGAAAATGCTAGAGGCAACAGAGAAGAACTTGTTTGATTATCAAAAATATGCAACATCTTATGCTTATAAAATCGGCGTTAAACCAAGCACTCAATATACTTGGTCGGAAAGCGTGGCTTATAAGACTTATGACATCAATTTAGTTGAGGTAGCAAGCGGAACAGGAACAAGCGTAACAACAGGCGCAGGAACATTTTATATCGCTTTCAGCGGAATTGCAACACCTAGTACTTTCCAACTCGAACTCGGTTCTACCGCCACAACCTACGAAGCCTTTAAATCAACAACACAGTTCATTCAAGGTAACAATAGGTTATATTCATTACCTAACGGAACGAAAGATAGCCAAGAAATAAGGAATGGAAAGTATTATGAGATTCATAAGATAAAAACCGCTGATGTTGTAGGAGTAGTTGCAGTTAATACGACTAATTACCCTTTGGCAAAGAATGGCGGTCAATTCATCAATTACTTAACTACTGGTGGCACTGAAACTGGTGTTATTGGTACAAATTCAACAAGTGGTAGTGGTTTCTTACTTTACGAACTAGCCACACAAACCGAAACCTTACTTGAAACAAGCGGTACATTACTAGGCTCTGCTAGTGGTTCAGTGAACGTGCTTAACGGACTATCTGACATTGACATTTACGGAACTAATGCAACGGTCACGAACACATCTTACCCTATCATATCATTGAAGAAGTTACAGAAGATAGTAGGCGGTCTTGCAGTTGATTTAACGATTTCTAGTGCGGTAATTGCTGGTGACGGCTTATCATTCACTCACCCAAGCCTTGCTAGTGGCGATATTGTTTACTTCGAGTACTTATACGACGATAGCAACGGTGTGAGTGGATTAGCGACTATCTATTACTATGACGGAGAGTTTAGTATTAACGTGCCTTTAACAAAGGCGTTACAAGGAATTAATTCAAAACCAGATTATGACTATGTGAATATCGGCTTACAATTTCCTCAAAATGACACAAGTGAGTATGTAGAATTTATTGTACCATTACCACCAGATAGAATTAAAGATAGTGAAATTTATTTACACGTTCATGGCGAAGCGACAAAGGCTGGTTCACCAACATTTAGAGCCGAGTACAAATGGTTCAACCAATATGATTTAGTACCTGCTTCATTTACAACCTATGATATGGCAGTAATGAGTGGAACTTGGTCAACAGGCACTTTAGCGGTTGAAATTTCAGGAACTATGATTAGTGGTGTTGGAAAAGGTGCTGATAGTATTCTTAAGGTTAAATTATATCGCACAGACAATTCCTATGTAGGCGATTTCTTGGTTGATGTTGTTAAAGTTCACGGTTATAAAAAATAACGGTTTAGGGGGCTTAAAA